ATTCAAGTAGAATAACAAATGTTACCGATCCTTCGGGCGATCAAGACGCTGCTACAAAGGCATACGTTGACAGTGTAGCGAATGGCTTAGATGTTAAAAAATCAGTAAGAGCGGCTACAACAGCTGCTTTAGCGGCCGTAACATATAATAATGGTGCTGGTACTTTAACGGCAAATGCTAACGGAGCCTTAACTATCGATGGTGTTACAGTTTCAGTTAATGATAGAGTTTTAATTAAAGATCAAGCGAGTGCTTTTCAAAATGGTATCTATACTGTAACGGCTACAGGTTCAGCTGGTGCTGCTTTTGTATTAACAAGAACGCCAGATGCTGATACAGCTTCAGAATTAACAGGCGGTGCCTTTTTCTTTGTTGAAGAAGGAACAAGTAATGCCGATAATGGTTATGTAACAACATTTAATGGTACACCTACTTTAGGCACTACTGATATTACTTTTGCTCAATTCTCAGGAGCCGGTCAGATCAGTGCTGGTAACGCCTTAACAAAAACTGGTAATACTTTAGATGTTGCTGTTGACGATACAACAATTGAAGTATCTTCAGATCAATTAAGAGTTAAAGCAAGTGGTATTACTTCTACACAATTAGCGACTGACGCTGTAACAACTGCTAAAATTACAGATTTAAATGTAACAACTGGTAAAATTGCTGACTTGGCAGTTACAACAGGCAAGATTAATGATCTGGCTGTAACCACTGGTAAGATTAATGACGCTGCCGTAACAACTGCTAAAATTAATGACTCTGCAGTTACAAACGCTAAATTAGCAAACTCTATTATATTCTTTACTGATGAGTCTTCTACACAGGGACAAGTACAGTTAGGTGGTAATTTAGAGTTTCTTGCCGGTGAAGGTATCAATACAACAGCAACAGGTAATATATTAACGATTGCTGCTGAATTGGCTACATCAAGTAATGCCGGTGTGGCGTTCTTCCCAACAGCAAACTTTACAGTAACTTCAGGTTCAGTAGCGATTACAAAAATAGACGGCGGAACATTTTAATTATTAACTAGGAGAAGTTGAGTGTCAACTGTAATAAAGCTTAAAAGGTCAACGACACCAAGTGCCGTACCTACAACCAGTGATTTAGAAGATGGCGAAATAGCCGTTAATGTTGCAGATCAAAAATTATACGTAAGAAATTCTGGTAGTATAGTTGAAGTTGCAAATGTAAGTAGTGGTTCAAACACTTTTAGTAATGTTCTTTTAAGCGATTCAACAAACATCGCCGCTGATTCTTCAGGTGATACACTCAATCTATCGTCTGCCGGACTAATAGCAATAACAGGTAACGCATCAACGGATACTATTACAGTATCTACGCCAACAACTGCTGCGATACCTTTCTTAAAGGCAGATGAGACATCTAGTAATATAGAGTTACAGACATCAGGTTCTATAAGTGAAGTATTAACAAACTTATATATACCTTTTACAAAGGCAGATGGTTCTGCCGTAGAAACATTAGTGGTAGGGAGTAGTTAATGGCAATTAAAACACCAATTAAGGCAACATTTTCAGGAGCTAACGTTGTAGGCTTAGCTGAGTTTACATCTTCAGATTTTATAGGTGTTGCTGCCGGCGGTATAGGTACTACATCTCTTACCTCTAATTCAATTCTTTTAGGTAACGGAACAGACGCAGTACAATCATCATCAATTCAAATTGTAGGGACAACATTATCATCTTCAGATTCTTCTACAATTAATATTAATGAGGGATTGGTAGTAGAAGGAAATTTGAATGTAACAGGTACAATTACAGGAACAATCGCTGCTTCTAATATTACAAATGCGAACATTAATTTTACTGATGACTCTTCTACCGTTTCTACTGTACCATTAGGTTCTACATTAAAGATTGCAGGAGGTTCAGGTGTTGACACTGCAATATCAGGCGATACGATTACAATTTCTTTAGAAAGTACAGTTGTTACAGAAACATCTACAGATACTTTAACAAATAAAACAATTAGTGGTTCAGATAATACACTTACAAACATATCAAATAGTTCCTTAACTAATTCTAGTATTACTATTGCTGATAATAGTTCATCAACAACAACAATATCTCTAGGTGAAACACTAAAAGTATCAGGTACATCAAATGAGATTGAAACTACTATATCAGGCGATACAATAACAATTGGTTTACCAAATGATGTTACAATTGCTGGTAATTTAACAGTTAATGGAACAACAACAACAGTTAATTCAACAACGATTGAAATAACAAATTCATTTACTTTTGAGGGTTCTACTGCTAATGATTTTGAAACTACTTTAGGAGTGATAGACCCTACTGCTGATCGAACAATTAATTTACCAAACGCATCTGGTACCGTGATTACAACGGGCAATCTATCTGCTATAACTGGACTAGATGCTACATCAATAGCAGATGGTAGTATATCTAATACTGAATTTCAATACTTAAACGGAGTATCTTCTAACATACAAACACAGTTAGATTCTAAAGCAAGTAGGCCTTTTGCTATAGCACAGGCCGTTGCCCTTGGTTAGTATATTATAAATATATCATAGACTAAAAAAAAGAGTTGAAAAATGGCAAGTCCTAATACAAGAGAAACATTAAAACAATACGCTCTACGAAAACTGGGTAAACCGGTTATCGATATTAACGTTGACGATCAACAATTAGAGGATCGTTTAGACGAGGCCCTTCAGTTCTATGCGCAGTATCACTATGATGGTATTCGTAGATCATATCTAAAATACAAACTTACTTCTGCAGACAAGACAAGACTAAAGGCGTCAGTTCCAGAGACTGAGACCGTAACAGATAGCGTTTCAGGTAATACGACAGTATGGTATGAGGCAAACAATTATCTCGTGGTACCAGAGACTGTTATATCAGTCGTAAACATATTCCCATTTACAGATAAGTCTAATTTAAATATGTTTGATGTAAGATATCAATTAAGATTAAACGATCTATACGACTTTGCCTCTACATCAATCATAAACTATGATATGGTATTAAGACACTTAGACTTTTTAGACCAGATACTTGTAGGTATGAAACCTATACGATTTAATCAACACGATAATAGACTCTACGTAGATATGGATTGGGTAAACGATTTAGAGACTGACGAGTATCTAATTATAGAGTGTTACAGAAAATTAGACCCTACGACTTATACAAATGTATTTAATGATCTATGGTTAAAGAGATACGTTACTGCATTGTTTAAGAAACAGTGGGGACAGAATTTATCTAAGTTTGATGGTGTGACTATGATTGGTAATGTTACACTCAATGGTACAAAGATTTTTCAAGAGGCACTAGTAGATATAGAGGCGTTAGAGAAAGAGTTAAGAGACTCATACGAGATAGCGCCAACATTTATGATAGGGTAATACATGCCTAGTCCAACAGTCAATCATTATTTTCAATCCGGCGATGGTATCGGTAATAAGGCAGAACAAATACTACACGAAGATTTAATCATAGAGAGTCTAAGACAGTTTGGACAACAGGTTTATTATCTTCCACGAACACTTGTAAATAAAGACATCATACTCGGTGAAGATGTTGCAAGTCGCTTTCGTTCTGCGTTTCCTATTGAGGCCTATTTTGAAACTACTGAGGGTTTTGCCGGTCAACAAGAATTAGTTTCTAAATTTGGTTTAGAGATACGAGAAGATACTACGTTTATGATCTCAAAGAGACGTTTTCAATATCTCGTAGATCAAAAGACTACACTCATTAAAGAAGGAAGACCCAACGAGGGCGATATCATCTATATGCCTTTGATGAATAGTTTTTTTGAGATACTGTTTGTAGAGGATCAACAACCGTTCTTTCAATTAGGTAATCTACCAGTCTATAAATTAAGAGTTACACGATTTGAATACAGTTCAGAAGAGATTAAAACGGGTGTCGAGTCGATTGATGAGGCAGAGGCCAAATACTCTCTTAATCAGACAGACTTTCAATTTCAACTTGAGGCAGAAGAAGGTTCATTATTACTTGAAAATGATAGCGCAGACGGTCAAGTACAATACTTTTTACTTGAAACGTATAACATACAGACGCAGACTAAGTTTGCATCAAACAAGGATATCGAAGATGAGGCGGGACTCGATACCGTTGCCGCTTCAGATGATATACTTGATTTCACAGAATCAAACCCTTTTGGTGAACCGGGAGAATTTAATTAATGTTTAATCGTTACTTCTATAACTCTGGTATGAGAAAATTGACCGTTGCATTTGGTACAATCTTCAGTAACATACAGGTTAAAAAATCTTCAAGTACCGGCGACAGTACGCTACAGAGTGTACGAGTGCCTCTGGCATACGGACCCAAAGAAAAGTTTATGACACGATTGGATCAACAGGCAGACCTAGAGAGCAGAGAGTTTGCGGTCGTGTTACCAAGAATGAGTTTTGAGATTACGGGTATCAGTTATGACGCAACAAGAAAATTAACAAGAATACAAAAATTTAGAAACGTAAAGGCAAACTCATCTACGATACTTGATTATAATTATACACCGGTCCCTTATAACATAAACTATTCACTAAATATATTTACTGCGACTGCGGAGAATGGATTACAGATCGTAGAACAGATACTGCCATACTTTCAACCAGACTATACGGTCACGATTAATATGATACCAGAATTAAACATTAAAAGAGACGTACCCATCATACTCAATAATGTAACCTATGAGGACAGTTATACCGGTGACTATACGACAAGAAGAGCGGTCATCTATACACTCACATTTACAGCCAAAACGTATCTATTTGGACCGGCTACGACACAAAAAGTTATCAAAAAAGTACAGGCCGATATGTACACGGATACTGATACGTCTTCAACGATAGAGGAAAGAATTACTGTGGTACCGGACCCTACGAGTGCGGACGCAGATGATGACTTTGGCTTTACTACAACAATCGAGTTTTTTGACAACAGTAAAACTTATAATCCAGCAACAGATTCAGATGAATAAATATAGATATGCCATTTAATAAAATAGGAACAAAAGGTATTGCAGACGGCTCAGTAGCAACGGCCGAGTTTGCTGACGGTGTAGTTACAAGTGCTAAACTACAAGATGGTTCAGTTACAAACGATAAATTAACAAACACAACAGTTACAG